CGGTGGCTGCTGCCCCAATCAGTGCTGCGTGTACCTCTGCCATTGATTTAAGCTATATTTATGTATAGTATGACTAATAACCCCCAGTTATGGCAGAGAAACCGAAAGAACCACAACAATTAGAGGATGATAAACCTGATTATCAGGAAAAAATCACCTTTTTAGTTTCTACTGTAGCTCAAGCTTTTATTTTGACTTGGTGTTTAGTAGTCTTATCTCTTGGATATATAAAACTACCTAATAAACTATTTGGGATGGAAATCCCAGACCAGCCAAGAGTTGATAGCACTTTTGCTGCTGGTTTATTAGGAAATATTCTTGGAGGTCTTGGAATAAGTGTTAATGCAGCACAGGGAGCAAAGAAGAAAAAGAAAGAAGAAGGAGAAAATGGTGTAGTTAGTAACTCCTCTGGAGGTACTCAAACTATCATAATAAAACAGCCAATAGAATTAGTTACCACTAAACCTGATGTTATCAGAGTCGATCCCATTACTGGGAAAGGCATAAAAAACAACGGAAAACTAGACACATGAAAAGATTACTTCCTTTTTTATTCTTAGTATCAGCACCAGCTTACGCTGATATAAAACAAGAATTTGTAACCTCTGCCCAGATCACTGTGGATATGCCTTATGTCGTTACAAACAAGGTAGGAACTACTTATTCACTAAGTGGAAACAACATCACACCATCTGTAACTGTAGGAGATACCACAACATCAGGAAAGATTGGTGGGATTAATATTGGTTCGTTATCTAATGGCGTTCCAGCGATGCTTCAAACAGATACAACTATCACAACAGCAGGTTCAGCCTTTAGCAAAACAGAATCAGTAATAATGGGAGATGCTACACCATCTGCTGTAACTCCTAGTTCGGGTATTGCAGCATTACCAGTATTAGGTGGACAGACTACTATCGGATCAGGCGGTACTGCTGGATCTCTCGGTTTAACGTCATTGAGTTCTGGAGTCCATACCTGTACCGCAGGTGGATCGGGTACAAGTTGCATAGGATCTACTAAAGTTACTATTACGATTGACTAGACTTTGGTTGCTGGTTTTATTAACATTACCTATAAGAACACTTGCTGTTCCTGTAGTTCCGCAGTTTCGTTCGGGATCATCTACAACATCCAGCACATCTGAATCAATAATTAATGAAACGATCACGAGCCATCAATATCGCACAGGATACTCCTACGCAGCAAGTGGACATAATATCAAATCTGAAACGGGATATATCAACCCTACTCCTACGACTACGAACCAACAGACAGTTGGAGGGGTAAACTTTAGTTGGACTTCACCAAACTTAGAAGCTATACCTCGTTGGTCAATAAATACAGATGGAGCAGCATTCTCTCTTCAAGAAACACTGATAACTCCAGGATTAGACACAACAACAACCATAACTCGTCAAATAAATACAAGCACCACAACAGAAACACAAACTACATTTGGTCAATAATTCTTGTAATCCTTTGCCCTGCAAGGGTTTTGGCTAATACAACAGTTGCTTCTCCTAGCTCAAATGCACAGGGAGTGGTTAATAATAATGCAACGCAAATAATGCCATCAGGATTACCTCAGAACAGAATGAGTCAAGGAATTGTTTGTAGTTCTCCTAGTATGACAGTTACACCATATTTAACAGACGCTTGGTCATTTAATCGCCCCAAAGAATACGTTACAAGACAAAATATTTATGATGAAAATACAGGAGAAATTAAATATGTTCAAGAAACACCAAGATTTGAAAAAGATAATTACAACCTTAATTATGGAATAAGTATGCAATTTAATATTCCTCTTGGTAAAGGTGGTGCGTTATGTCATCAAGCAGCAAAAGTAAATATTGAAGCTCAAAAGTTATTAATAAAGAAAACCAAAATGGAAATTAGTTTATATCGTTTGGAGATGTGTGCAAAAATGGCAAAAGATGGAGTTACCTTTAAGCCTAATACTCCTAGTGCTATTACCTGTGAAGATATTATTGTTACTATCCCGCCAAATCAAGTTATCCCACATACTCATAAACTTAAGTAGATTTATCTTTTTTCTTAGTAGTTAATTTCTTAAATATATTTTTAATAGCTGGTTTTATTATATTGAGAATAAGAGGAGAACTCGCAGCCACAAGGCCGATAACAGCAGTAGAGACAATAGTGCTAGGTTCTGGGATGTATTGATCCACAAAAGGTACGTCTTCATACAGAGTGATACATTCAACCCCATCTTGCCCTCTTTCATGTCCGATAACACGTTCCAATCGTTTTTCGTTACGAAAGTCTCCTACTCTTTGATCTTTTTTACTAGGACAGGGTTCTAATTCAATATCTTTATCTTCTTTAACTTCTGGTATCTCTGGTTGCTTTGATTCTGGTAAGGGTGGGGTTTCATTGTTAACAGGAACTTCTTCTGTAATGACAAGATTCTCAGGTGTATAGTCAAGAGGAATAAAACTAGGAAACGGAAAATCACACGTTGTAAATACACCATTTGGATCTTCCAGTAATAAATTACGATTACCAGTATTTTTTATATCACGATGTTGATAGGTACAACCAGGAACATCAATATCAGGTGGCTTTGTAATAGTTAGATAATGCGGACTATATATTTCTGGAACGTTTGGAATGTATATTTCAGGGATGGTTATATCGGGTATTTCCAATTAAAATTTTAATTCTTTCATAGTAGGTGGTGTTGGTAATGATGGCCCAGTCATATCAGGTAATCCTTTTTCTAATACTTTTGGCATCATACCCTGTACGCTACCAAGGACTTTATTCATCATTTTTGTTTGGAACTGTTCTGAAGTTACATACTTGTAACCAAAGTACCCTCCACCTATTACAGAAGTTACCATTACAAATGAGATAATACTCAAAATGTTAGCTATTTTTTGAAACATATGATTAAAGAAGTAATTAATAAAATGGTAGCACCACTCACTCTGATGGTACTACTTCTTCTTGTGGGTTTGATGCCTCTGTATCTGATGGCTGGTTTGCTTCGGGTGTCTCTTGAATCTCAAGAATCTGTTGTTCCAGAATCTTCATCGCACCGTTAGTTTCATGCAATGCAATCCATAACTGCTCTCTTTGTTGAGCAAGTTGTTGTAATCTTTCCTGTAAATTCATAATTTAAGCGTAGAGAGCTTTTCCTGTAGTTATGGCAACATCTATATCTGTAAACGATTCGGTTGTCCAGATAGATGTTGTACCATCAGTTTGTGTATAAGCCTTGATGATCTCAAGGTGATCTGTATTTCTTTTGATATATGCTTTCCATTCAACTTCGGTATCAGTAGATCCTGTTCTTGTTGTATAAGCTGAATAGCTTGCATCTGCATTGATTACAGTTACGCTATCACCAGCAGCAGAAAAGATTGCTGCGATTTCATCTGCGGTTTTTTCTTCCATAGTAAAAATTAGGTTACTTTTAGTTTACCCTGCTTCGAGGGCTGTGACTTTTGCGGATAGTTCTTTTATTGCGTTTACAAGTATTGGTATTAATTGATCTCCTTTAAATTTTAAGTTATCAGAATCTTTATTATCAATAACTACGCTATCAGAACCTTCTAAAGCAAGAATATCTTGAGCATAGAATCCGTATCTCTTATCACCTGTTTTTTCGTCAGACTCACGATTCTTTCTAAACCAGAATGATTTAGGTTTTAGTTGATTTACAAAATCCAAACCATGCAATACAACACCATCTTCGATCTTGTCTCTTTCGTCAGAAGTAACTGTAAACGCAACTTTTATAAAGGCATTTGTAACTGAATTATTTCCTATACAAACTCGGTTATTTTCTGTTGTAATATTTCCTGATGGGGAAGCGGCTTGCCCTGCATTAGCTCCTAAAAATAAATTATTGTCCCCAGTCGTAACTCCATTACCAGTCCCTTGACCAATACAAGTATTTTTGTCTCCTGTTGAAATAGAACTACCTGTACCTTCTCCTAAGGCAGTATTTGATTGTCCAGTGGTATTACCACTTAAACTATTTTTTCCAGCAGCTACGTTATAAGCACCAGTTGTGTTTGCATCTAAAGCACCCGATCCAAATGCACAGTTATCTATTCCAGTTGTGTTATAGACTAATGCAGAATATCCAACGGCTGTATTATTACTTGCCGTAGTGTTAGTAAATAAAGCATCTCTTCCTAAAGCTGAATTATTCTGCCCTGTAGTATTAGAACTCATAGCACTGAAACCAATCGCTGTATTGCTATCAGCCGTAGTGTTTGCATCAAGAGCTAAAGATCCTACGGCTACGTTAGAAGCTCCAGTTGTGTTTGCTTCTAAAGCACTTTTTCCTACCGCAGTGTTGTTTGAAGCGGTTGTGTTATCTCGTAAAGCATTAAGACCTAGTGCTACGTTAGTACTTCCAGTAGTATTAGTTCTAAGTGCTTGATAACCAATAGCCGTATTATCATCTGCTGTAGTATTAGCTCCTAAACAATTGACACCCATAGCAGTGTTGTACTGTCCAGTTGTGTTTGCTCCTAAAGCATCTTTACCAACAGCAGTATTATTATCAGCAGTTGTGTTTGCATCTAAAGCATTAGCTCCCACAGCAGTATTAGATGCTCCAGTTGTGTTTGCAAATAAGGATTCATGACCAATACCAGTGTTGAAACTAGCAGTAGTATTTGCTCCTAAAGCATTTTTACCAACACCTACATTTTGTCCTCCAGTAGTATTAGCATCTAAGGCTTGCATACCAACAGCAACTCCATCCGTTCCAGTTGTGTTTGCTCCTAGAGCGTATCTACCAACTCCAGTATTATTAGAAGCTGTAGTATTAGCATCTAAAGCACGAGAACCCACGGCTGTGTTGTTAGCACCTGTTGTATTAGCTTCCAGTGCATAATAACCACAAGCTGCATTGTCATCAGCAGTTGTATTTCCTGATAACGAACCTTCACCTACTGCAACATTATTACTGCCTGTAGTATTAGCGTCTAAACTTATGTATCCTACGGCTACATTTCTAGCTCCAGTAGTGTTTGCTCCCAGAGCGTTAGAACCAATAGCTGTGTTGTTATCTGCTGTAGTATTTGCATTTAAAGCAGTCCTACCTAAAGCAGTATTATGATCTCCTGTTGTATTTGAAAATAAAGCACTAGAACCAAGAGCAGAATTATAATTTCCAGTTGTGGTTCCTGTTAAAGATGTTTTACCGACCGCAGTGTTTTGTATTCCAGAAGTTAAAGCTGTTAATGCTTCTTTACCAATAGCAGTATTATTTCCACCAGAAACAGAAGCATCTAAAGCACTTTCTCCGAGAACAGTGTTACCAGCAACAGAGTTTGCACCTTTACCTATATTTATTGAATTTATTGTCCCATCTACAGGGAATGCTGGCGCACCAGCAAGACTAAATAAATTTATATGAGCATCATTAGCTGTATTTCTTAGCTGCATAATACTTGTCGAAGTATTAGCAAAAAACTGACTTGCGTAGTTTGTAGAAGGTGCTGAAGATCCAGAATTATTTGTTGCTATTGCTTGCAATGCACTATTGATATCTGCACGGACGTTGGCCCCTGTAGAATTATCAATGGTCATATCATTTTGGCTCATTGTCTAATCCAACTTTTATTTAAGTATATCCTACTTTAAAATTAACTACCACGCCCAAATCCTGTAGCAGCATATTTGAAATTTCTATTAACATGACTAGAACCATTCTTTACATCTATATCAAATCCTGTCGAACTGATAGATGATAATGCAAAGAAATCTCCTGACTGTGCATTTTCTATTGTTATACCGATTGAAGGCAATACAGAATTTGCAGCAATGCTAGTGCCTGATTGGCCTGTAAAGAAACTATTTGTAAAGGTAACAGATTTAGTCGATGTCCCAGAGGCTATAAATCCACCAGCAGATGCCCCTGCATTTCCTAGACTTGTTTCTGTTCTGCTTTCCAGTTCTGCTGTATAGCCAAGCTGATCTATTTCTATTGATTGCGCTGGATCATTTGATTCTAAATCTGCTCTAAATTTAAATCCCCTTGCAACATATGTTCCATTAACAAATGGGTTAAAGTCAGAAAATTCTGCACTAAAATTACAATTACCACTTGTTGTCAAAGATGTTGCAGATGTAAGAATAAAAGTGTTTGTGGTAACACTTTGAATTTCATAATCACCATCAACACCCGTTCCAGAAGTAAAATCAACATTAACAAAACTACCAGCAGAATATCCATGTGAAGATTTGGTAATGGTAATAGTTGTCCCAGATATTGCATATGTTCCCGCAGTAGAGGTATCTGGATCAGAATCAGTAGTAGCAACTAATAATTTTGCATTGACATCAAAAGCAGTTGCACCATCAAAATCTGTCCATGTATCTATATTTGCTGATCTCTTATCAATCAGATCATTTGGATAAAAACCTTGCGTTACAAAATGCCTACGTAATCTTAAAGGTTGTTTAACACCTAAATCCAAAGTATTAGCAAAACTATATTGACCACCAGTTTCGAAATCTACATTACCCAAGAAATCAAAGTCAGCAATCGCATCAAAATCTGTTACAGAATCAAGTGTCACTTGTGATCCTAAGACAAGACCATTTACTTCACTACTAAAAAAACAATCATCTTTCACACCAGCAAAAGGTGGTGAATCAGTATCTTCTCTATCTTCTAATACTATAAGTTTTGGTAATGTATTTGGAACTGTTTGAAGCATTACAACTTTTGCTTCACCAGAACTTAAACGCCCTCCATCATCTTTAAATTTTAAAATATAAGTACCATTTACAATATTCGGTACAATGGACTCGCTGACATTACCTGGCAATTCTGGGATCACATCAACTGAATTTGTAAAAGTTGCACCTGTTGTAAGGTTAGAGCTTCTGACTACTACGTTGCCACCATGCAAAACGTCAACATCTGTTGATTTATCAAAACGTAGTCTCACAAATTGATCAGAAAGTGGTTCGATTCTTACATTCTGCACGTCTGCTGGAAGTGCTGTTTTTCCAACAGCTTGTATATTTACTGTTGTTGTTGTTGTACTAAGTTTGCCTAAACTGTTATAAGATTTAATTTTAAAGACATAAGATCCAAGCCTTGACTCAAATAGTTCAAAACTAGGTTTTGCAATTCTGTGTCTTTCTGGGTTATCGTTTTCATATTGAAATTCAAGCAAATATTCTTTTACACCTTGTACTGGTTCCCATGTCACGAATATTTTGGAAACTGCTCTGTTATTCAAAACAACAATTTGTTCTACTGCTGTTGCATTACTTGGAGATGGTTTTTCATTAAGTAAAGTTGTTATAGTTCTTGGATTTGCTGGAACTGTTGTATCTTCAACTTGAGCATATTTGTTTGTGTCGTGAATGATTGCTGAAATATTATATTCACAATGATTTGTCTCTTCAATTCCTAAAACCCTATATGTTTGAAATTCAACTGTAGAATTTTCAATAGCCCAAATAGAGTTTGCTTGTGGTGAGGTAGAAAACGCAGAAGACACAGTTATTGTTGTACCAGATATTGATGATATGCTACGGCTTTCAGTTGTACCATCAGGCATTACTACAGATAAAGTTGCTGAATTTTCTGCTGTTAAATCTGTATTATTTGCATCATCAACAACAATAGTTGTTGTGTTGGTAACTGATTTAATACGACCACCTCTGCGAACACCAGCCCTCATGCTGTCAGCAATACCAATAATCATTGAAGGTCTTACAACAACACCAGCCTCAAGAGTTGTTTTAAATGAACAAAGCTCTGCCTCTTTTAAATTTGTGTACAAAAACCATCTTGCAAGACGATTTGCTTGACCTCTTGAAGTACAGGCAAAAGATTTTAAAGTTTTTCTTATTCTTCCAAATTTAGTTGTATAACCTGACAATGCAGTGATTTCATCTGCACTTACATATTCAAAATTTAAAGTCTGCGTATCATTATCAAAATATGAAACTTCAACTTCAGTAAATTTTGTTTTTTGTCCAACACTTGTATAGGTAAAACCTTGTTCACTTACATTGGCATTTGTAAATATATATTGAGCATCAGATGTATTTGTAGCAGTATTTGTTGGCCTGTCTTGGGCTATGGTAAGAGAACCAACACTATAGAAAGGCATTGCTCTCATCACAGAGCAAAGATCATTTATGAGCGTATATGCATCAT